GAAACGGACCTCTACTACGCCCGGTTCCAAGAGTTCGGCACGTCGAAGATGCGTCCTCACCCGTTCATGCTGCCAGCGTTTGAGCAGTGGCAGCCGGAGTTGGGGCGCGAACTGGAGAAACTCGCAGACAAGATGGCGCGGGAGTTGTGATGACGCGCCCCACCGTGACTTCGGTGCATACCGCGATCAAGGCTGCGCTCATCGCCGCGGGCGTCTATGCCGTGGATGGTCCTGCCGATGACCTGCCGAGTGATGGCGGGGTCGTGAGGCAGGCGGCGGTGCTGTGGCCGTCTCCTGGCTTTCACGCCTATACCCGCGTGTCGGGGTCGTCCTCGGGCCGCATAGATCGGGTGCTCATCACGTGCGTCGGCGCGACGACGTTTGACGCGCTCGCTGTTGCTGACGCGGTTGAGGCTGCCGTTGGCGGTTTGCGCCTCTCTGGTGGCGACGTGCTCCGGCAGTCGCTCGTCACGCAGCCGATCTCCGAGCCGAACGCTGACCCTCGACGGGTCTCTCTCGCAGTCGAATACACCACGATCACGAAAGGCTGAACATGCCTCAGAACCCGGCCGAGTTCACTCGCGTCTCTACCCCTGCAGGGCACTTCTCGGTGCCTTCCGCGCTCGTCGAGGCGGCGGGCAGTGAGTGGAAGGTCCTCAAGCAGGACGCCGCCGACAGCAACGGCCTGCCCTATCCCCCCAAGCTCCGTGAGCAGTCTGCCGCGGCGACCCCCCAGGCTGAGGCGTCCGCCTCGGCTGACAACAAGGAGTAGAAGAGATGGCACAGACCGCAGTTGCGGGCGTGGTCGCCGCTGGCCGCGTTCCCACGTGGATCATCCCCCAGGCGTCGATCGCGACCGACCCCACGCCGGGAACGTACTCGATCCCGCTGACCGCCCTGACCGGCGCGACGACCGTCAAGGCGGACTGTCACATGGACGCGGGCGACCTTTCCGTCTCGCGTTCGGCGCAGACGCGTGAGCGGCAGCGTCTCTGCCAGATCGTCAAGGAGACGATCAAGACGGGCGAGCAGATCGACCTCACCCTGTCCGGCGTCTATGACCAGCAGCAGTTGGGCACCGTGACGGTGAACAAGATGTATGCCGCTTTGCCTGAGGGTGCGGTGGTCTTCGTGGCGCAGGCGTTCGGCTGGGACTCGGATGCGACGCCGACGACGTCGACGAAGATCGACCTCTTCAAGGCGACGGTTCAGACGCGCATGAAGAACCAGCCGACGTCAATCGATGAGGACTTGAAGTTCACCGCGGAACTCTCCGGCTCGGCGTACTGGCCTGACGTCGCGCTCACCTGAGGCCCCTGATCGACCCCGACGCGGCTCCCCCCCGTTCCAGCCGCGTCGGGGTCTCCTTCATGCAGTCGGGCGGGGACAGGGACGGGAGACCCCATGAGGACGCGAGTCCTGAACCACTTTCACACTTTCCACCCGGAGGCGCAGGCGGAACTCAACCGGCTGGCGGCCGAGGAGGCTCGACTGACCCTGGCGTTGGCGCGCCGTTCGGAGTCGGAACCTGCTGAGCCGAAGCCGAAGCGGCGCATGTCCGAACCGCACGCGCCCACCGATGGCATCGAGGCTGAGCTTGAGAAGGTTCGGGCCGCGATGGTGGAGCCTCGGAAGGTCATCGCGTCCGGGGTGGTGCGGCTCGTGATCAAGGGTCTGACTCGGGGCGAGTATCGGCGGCTGCTTGTCGAGCACCCGCCCCGCAAGGATGACCCGCTCGACGCGCAGCTCGGGTACAACAGCGACTCGTTCGGGGATGCGTTTGTTCAGGCGTGCATCTTGCGCACTGAGAACCTCGACGGTGAGCCGGTCCCGAATGAGTGGAGCGCGTGGGCTGACGAGATGACGAACGGGCAGTGGGAGGAAGTCCTGCGTGCCTGCTTCAAACTCACGAATGACGGTGAGCCCGTTTTCCCTCAGTAGCGCGTCGTCTGCATGATGACTCGGCCTCTCGGGCAGAGGCTCGGGCGGCGCGTGACATGGGTTTGACGATGAGCCAGTGGGACGACCTCGACGATCACGACCGGGCATGGGCGCTCGGAGTGGGCCTGGCTGAGGCCGAGGCTGAGGCTGAGGCGAATGCCGCGATCTGCCCATCCTGTGGCGGCCTGAAGGCCGAGTGTCAGGACCCAGACAATCAACACGCCTACGTGGTGACCACGGGCCGGTGCTACCGGACGCGGGCGTTGATGGAAGCACAGCGGGCACGCACGGGCGACCATGACGGCGTGCTCTGGAAAGTCGTGCTCGACCCGTCCCGGAAGAAGTCCGCAGTAAAGAAGGGGGCGACTCGTGGCTGACCGCACAGTGCGCGCCGTTTTTGAGGCGAGCGTCTCAAGGGCGCAGAAGGGCTTGCGTGATCTCGCTGGGGACGCCGACAAGGCGGGCGCCAAGGTCGACGCGACCGCGAAGAGCCTGAAGGATCTCAGCTCGATCACGGCCAAGCCGAAGATCGACCTGGCGATCGAGGACGCGCAGCGGCGGCTCACAGCGGTCACGAAGGAACTTGGCGAACTGCGGCAAATGAAGTCCTCCCCCGAGGTGGACCTTCAAGTGCGCGAGGCGCAGAGCCGGCTACGGAGCATCAAGTCCGAGTTGAAGGACTTGCAGAACGCGAAGGCGCAGATCCCGGTCAAGGCGGACACGTCACAGGCGGAGAAGCAGATCGCGAGCCTCGGCAGCAAGGCCGGTAAGGAAGCCGGCGACGAGGCCGGGGCGAACATGGTGTCCGGCATCGTTGAGGCGCTCGGTTCGATCCCCATCGCTGGCGCTGTGATTGGCGCGGGCGCAGCCATTGCGGGCGGCATCATCCTTGGCATCAAGCAGGGATTGGCTATCGAGGCGGAGCGGGACCTGTTCTCGGCCAAGACTGGTTTCGATGAGGCCACGTCTGCGAGGTTCGGTCGTGCGGCTGGCGAGGCGTACGCGAACGCGTGGGGAACGTCGATTGCCGACAACCTCGACACGGCGCGGGTTGCTCTGGAGCAAGGCCTCATCAACAGGGACAGCATCGAGCGCGACGTGGAGGCTGTCATCGCGTCTCTGTCTGGCATCAGTCAGATCATGGAGGCGGATATCCCGACCGCGGCGCGTGCGGCGGGGCAACTCATCAAGACCGGCTTGGCTGGGAATGCGCAGCAGGCCTTTGATGTGATCGTGGCGGGCTACCAGAACGGCGCCGACGCCTCGCACGACCTGCTCGACACTCTCGTGGAGTACCCGACCCATTTCCGTGACCTTGGCTTGTCCGCGCAGGACGCGGTAGGCCTGCTGACGCAGGGCCTCAAGGGTGGCGCGTTCAACGCGGACAAGGTCGCGGACTCCCTCAAGGAACTCACGATCCGAGTGAAGGACCTTGGCGACAAGAACGCCGGGGAGGCGCTCAAGAAGATCGGCCTCGGGCACGAGGAGATGGCGCGCAAGTTCGCCGAGGGTGGACCGGCTGCCCGTGAAGGGCTACAACAGATCCTTAACGGGCTGCGGGGCGTGGAGGACCCGGCAGCGCGGGCGCAACTTGCGGTCGCGCTGTTCGGCACGCAGGCGGAAGACATGGCGGGTGCTCTGGCGTCGCTGGACCTGTCCACGGCTGCCCAGCAACTTGGCGGGATCGAGGGCGCTGCGGGCGCTGCTGATCGCGCGCTGGCCACGATGAGCGACAACACCTCGACAAAGATCGAGTCGGCCAAGCGCAACATAGAGGTTGCAATGGACGGCATCAAGGGTGCCCTCGCTGAGGCGTTCGGTGATGAAATTTCGGGGGTCGCGGATTGGGTGGCGCGTAACCGTGCCCCGCTGATGCAGTTCTTCCTCGACGTGATCAACGGCGCGATCGATGCTGGCAAGGGGTTTGCCGACTTCTCCGCTTCGGCGTTGGAGTCGATCGGGCAACTTTTCGCTGGCCTGGCGAAGCTGCCGCTCATCAACCAAGACATGCGTGACGCCTTCACGGCGGCCTCGGATGGTGCCAACTCGGCAGCGGCGACGATCCGCACCAAGATCCCGGCCGCGCTCGACGAGACCAAAGGCAAGATCAACGATTGGGCCGGTCCTGAGCTGCTGAAGGCGCGGGTGCATGACGCGACAGTGGCGATGAGTTCGGACATGGACGATTTCTCCGCGAAGGTGAACGAGTCCGGGGGCACGGTCACCATCAACGGTGAAACCCTCACCGCCGAGCAGGCCCTAGCGGTGCTGACCAAGAACATTGACGGCTCGGACGGCACGGTCAGCATCAACGGCAACCGGGTGCCTGCCGATCAGGCGCTCAGCGCGGTGCTTGCGTCGATCCGGGCGGGTCGCGCGAACGTCACGGTCGGGGCGAACACCGCCGCCGCCGAGTCTGCGATTGCCAACCTGACCCGCGACCGTTACGTGAGGGTGTACGCGGTCGGCATGTCCACCCTCGGTGGCACGACGGTCGGCCCGCACGACGGCGGCTGGACGCCGATGGGGGCGCTTCCGGGCCGTCATGCGGGCGGGCGGGTGCCGGGCACCGACCCCGGCTACGACAACATCTTGTGGCCGCTGAACTACGGCGGTCGGACGTTGCAGCAGCCGCTCACGGGCGGCGAGATGGTCGTCAA